CCGAGTTCAATTAAAAGAGATGCGTGAGAATGTCTTATGTCGTGGACTCTTATCTTCTTCACACCCGACAGTCTACAACCACGAATCATCTCGTGAGATAAATAACTTTTTGTGCAGGTGAACAATCTATCGGTAGGGGAATACCCATAGAGTTTACCTGCATATTTTTTTATAATCTCCATTGTCTGCACCGGCAAAGTAATAACTCTTTTACTCTTCGGAGTTTTCGGTGTTTGTATTAAATCTTCTCCATTAAATCGTACATAGCTTTTATTTATATCAACCGTGTTCTTTTCAAAGTTGAAGTCACTAAGTGTTAAGGCAAGCAGTTCGCCCTCTCGTATTCCACTGTAGAACATAAGATTGAAGATTGCCTCTGACATAGGTTTATCTTTCACAGCTTCTATAAACTGTTTAAATTCATCAAGAACCCAAAACTGTAATCCTTCGGCATTCTTCTTACCCATACTGCCACACTTATGCATAGGGTTAGAAGGGATATAATCATTGTTTACAGCGAAGTTTAGTATAGCAGACATCTGATTATTAATCGTCTTTAAATAAGTCGCTGTGTAGCCTTTTTCGTGCATAATCAAGGTATCCTGCCAAGTACGAAGCGTACTGGCTTTAATGTCCCTGAGCTTCATATCTTTAAAATACGGAAGCACCTTATCACGAATTGTGTAGCATTTGTTTTCGTAAGTAGTAGGCTTAAGTCTTGCCTTACAATGAGCCATATACTTTTCACAAAAGTTACCAAAGGTAATATCACAGTCAATACGGCAACTGTTTAAAAAGTTGCGTTCCCATTCCTGAGCTTCTCGCTTGGTGGGAAAGCCTTCCTTTTTCTTTTGTTTCTTGGTGCCTGTCCAATCTGTGTAGTAAAACTTACAATACCAAGTACCGCGTTGATTATTCTTAAACGCTGGCAATTATACTATTATCCTCCTTTCTGATGGCGCAAAAAAATCCGACACAACTATACACCATCGTGATATATAAATTGCGTCGGATAAAACCTCGACTTTGCGTTCTCGGCGGAACGGATAATCGTAAATATTATAACACATATATTGCTCTATGTCAAGAAGTCTAAAGTAAATCTCCGACACAAATCTCTGCTTGCGGAGAATTACTTGATTATAAAACTTGTGTTTTATGAATAGGATAACTTGTCAAAGATGATAAATTAACAAACGATTTAGCTTATAACTATTCAAATATGACAAATTAAAAAGCGTAAAATTTTGGGACTATCTGTGTGAAACAGAAGTCCCTTTATTGTTTTTAGCAGTTTTCATCTGCACTTGATGTAGGTTTAAAGTCTCTACTCCGACTGATTTACACCCACAAAATTTCTTAAGACTTAATGTCTTTCAACTTCAACAATAGGTAAGCGTTCCATATCTGGAAGAACTTCAGAATGGATAAAGCCATTACCACCTTTGTCCTCATACTCTCTGGCAAATTCCCAGAAAGCTTCGGATTCTAATCTTGTCCAAGTACCAGAAGGATTTGTTTCTGGATTGGTATAGTGTCTGTGGTATTGTATGAGCTTATCTCTCAATTTGTTTCTGTCTGCTCGTTTATTAGACTCTTCCATTCGTTCTAATCTTTCGACAATTTCACTTTGAATATTTTCAAGTCCACTTATTCTATTATCAAAGTCGTGTTGTATGTTTATACTTTGTTGTCTATATTCAGGATATTTTCTAACACCGGTTAGTGCTTCTCTTAGTTCGGCATCTCTTCGTTGTTCAACCTCGTGAGAGTGAACAAAATATTCTTTTACTTTCTTAGAAATAAACCATAGAAAAACACAAGCCAAAATAAATTCGGCGAAATGAAGTACGGTGATATCTCCAAACAAGCTTATGAATTGTTCATAGCCCTTCATTTAAATCACCTCTTTACTTCTCGTCGTCAGCCTCCGATGTAGTTTCCTTTTTATCCTTAGTGTTGAATACATCATTGAATTCACCCACAGCAGCTTCAATAAGCATTCTAAGCTCGATATCTGTGATGGTAATATTCTTTGATACCAGCATCTCGGAAACGGCTTCAAGAGCCTTCTGAAGCTTCTCAGCACCGTGTAGGTCTTTGTACATTTGTTCAATAGCTTCTACACAAGTTTTAACAACATTCTTCTTTGTGTTGTCATCACTTTCTTCAATGTGTTTCAGATAAAGATTTTTTGCTACAAGACCAAGATAGCCAGCGATTGCTGTGATGAAAGTATATAGAATTGGCATACCATATACTGAAATAAATTCCTTAATGAAATCCATAGCGCATTCTCCTTATTTATGTAATGTGTTATATAATCTATAAAGAAATATAATGGCTTCCTGTCTGGTACACTCTCTATGCAGCTTAAGATTTCCCTTATCATCACCAAAAAGAATTTCTTTATCAATTGCACTTTGTATTGCATCTTTTGCCCAAGAGTCGGGCGTGTTATCTAACTGCTCATTACCTGTAACGGGAGTTTCTACAACAGGTTCCTCTACAATGGCAGGAACTACAGTAACATAGTTCGAGCTTATATATCCCGTACCAATTGTCGGGTATTCAACCCTGTACCAACCATTATCAGTTTGAGCACATATTGAAACAGTATCACCATTAGCGTGTTTGCCGATGATGGTAGATTGAGTGGTAGGCTGTTTTCTAATATTAAGAACATCATTTTTCACAACAATAGTTCCAATATAATCCACATTAGTCTCAGTCCACTCAAATTCTTTATTCACAAGTTCATATACCTTCTGTCTAAAGGTATCCATTGTTTCGCCGTGTTTCGGAAACCAGTGCATTACATCTCCGTGATTAGAAGCAATGCCCATTGCGTGTCCTTCCGAGTGGCAGATAATATCGGTAAGTGGATTAAAATTATACAGTTTGCATAAGTACGCACACAACTCAACAGCTTCGTTGAATACTGTTCTGAAATAATTCGCATCCGTTAATCCATCTTCGCAAATCTCAAAAGAGATATGCGTGTTATTTGCGGAACCCTTGTTACCAGATGCTGCGTGCCAACCCCTCCAATTCCAAGGAAGAGTCTGGTATGTAGCAACTGAACCATCTGCCATCTTACCGATAAAGCCGTGGACACAAGCACCAACGCCACTCATATTCCAGTGATTGTTATATTTGTTGTATCCAAGCTGTCCATCATCAGGAACATATCTTTTAAGCCAAGGATTGTTACACCCAGTTGAGTGAACCATAATTCCTTTTGGAACAATAGTCCTGCCAGCCTTATAACAATCGTTGAGCTTTAGAATGCTTTCAAATAATCTCATAGCATTCACCCCTCTTTAATAAGGTTGTAAACCCTGTTGATAAAGATGAGAATTTCCTGTCTTGTACAAACATCGTGTAATTTATAATTGCCGGTTTCGTCACCAAATAATATCTGGTTTTCTACTGCCCAATCAACAGCTTCTTTAGCCCAAGCATCGGGAGTATTGTCTTTCCTAATTTCAGCCATTACTGTATCCTCCTTTGCAAACTTGTCATAATATTTTTGTCCATAACTTGCTCGTTTGGATTGTACAGACTTGCTTTGGTCTGCCGGTCTTTCAAACTTTAATAAAACAGAATTACTTGCCTCAAGAACGGACGATGCTGATTTGAGAGTTGAAAGAACAGTTAAGTATCCTTCTGACAATTCCTTGTAAAGAAACTCAAGTTGCATTTCCAAATCGCCAATTGATTTAGAACAAGTCTTTGCATAGTTTAAAAGGTTTTGTTTTCTACTCCAATATGTCCATTGTGCAAGACCATACCCAGCAGCATCCTTAACGAAGTTTTTATACTTACCATTATCAACGGCTGTTGTATATTTTTCGTCTGTATATCCGAGGCTCTTCTCGTATGAATTCTGCAAGTTTTTAGGATTTAACGCAGATTCTGCGTATAAGTTTCCCATTAAACCTGCAATACCAAAGTTGTTAAGCCCTTTTGTTTTAAAGAAGTTCCAAATTTTTTCTTCAATTGTAGAACCGATTAATGACATTTATATCACCTAACAATCTCTTTTTTCTTCTTGTTCGACAGCAGTATGATTAAGTCTGCTACCGTACTTGCTTACATTCTCAACAGTCTTAGTTACAAAGTAGGGAATAGTTACCCCAACAATTGCAGTTGCAACAGTCTTTGAAAGTGTTTCTGCAATAGTAATCTTATCGAACCAAGCCAGTATGTAAGAGCACCACATCATACCAATAGAGTTATACAGGATGAGATTTAACATTTTCTTATGGTACTCTTTATGTTGTTTCGTTTTGCCCTTCGTGCTTTTGTTTTTCTGAAAAATTATTTTCAAGGGTATCGACCTCCTGTTTTGAAAATAAGCTATCATATAGCTTGTCCATCTCTTTGATTAAATGATATGTATTGCCGTTTTTTGCGTGAGCTTTCCAACTTACATATGATTGATATATTTCATCCATAGAGATGTATCCTCTGTCATACCTAAAAGAAAACAAAACTGGTAGAGATGTTGATATTGTGAGTGCCCAAAGGGTTATTGACAATCTGCCGGAAGAGTTAAAAGGGTTTTACAAATCTATAATTACCAAAACATTGAAGCTTGGCATTGATGCAAAGACGGTCAACAAAGTTTATGGCGAGGGTTTTATACCGACATTCGATGTGATGCTTGGAACAAGTATTGAGCATTGTAAGATATCGGAAGGAACTTGGTTCAGTATAAGTCATAAACTAAACGGTAACAGATGTGTTTGGTATAAAGGAAAACTATATACAAGACAAGGTAAAGAATACACAGGGCTTGACCATATTATAAACAATATTAAATACATCTTTGGTGATGAAGATGTGGTTCTTGACGGCGAGCTTGTATATAAAAATAACGAAATGCTTAGCGATAGCGAAGCTTTTAGAAAAGGCACAGGTATAGCACAATCAAAAGACAAAGACAAGTCTGATTTAAGGTTTATAATATTTGACATTATTACCACAGAAGACTTTGAGAGAGGTTCTTCAAAGCTTACATACAAAGAGAGAGTCGAAAAGTTATGGTGGCTTAGAGGTGTGCTCGGAGACCCTGATGTTCCAAAAAACATTTCCGTAGTCGATATTTTCTATCAAGGAACAGACCAGAGTGAAATTTGGAAGTGGCTCCACTATGCTGAAGAAAATGATTTGGAAGGTGTAGTTTTAAATTTAGATGCACCTTACCAATGTAAAAGAACAAAAGATTTAATTAAGGTAAAAGAGTTCTATAATGTTGACCTCGAAATTGTCGGTTACGAAGAGGGTTCTGGAAAATTAACGGGAACACTTGGAGCTTTAGTCGTTGACTTTAAAGGAAACAAAGTTAATGTTGGCTCTGGTTTAGATGATGCTACAAGAGCAGAACTTTGGAATGACCGAGATTCACTTATAGGGAAAATAGTAGAGGTCAAATATAAAGAAATATCAATGGACAAGAAAACAGGTAAAGAAAGTTTACAGTTCCCAATATTTGTTTCGATGAGAGATGATAAGGACGAAGTAAGCTACGAATAGAAAGGATGAACATTTATGTCAATTTATTGTACTTCAACAACGCCAGTAAGTGATATTTTTAATTCTATGTTTGGCAGTTATACACCATCGGTATCAATGAGCTTTTCTTTGGGTTCTCCCCGCAAGAAAGGTTTGTATGCAGATGGGGCAACAATCAAAGATGTAATTTTTAATAACCCCGCCACTATTGTTAAGTGGTCTGACGGCAGCAAAACTGTTGTTAAATGTCAAGAGGGCGATACATATAATCCTGAGCTTGGCTTAGCAATGTGTGTTGTTAAGAAATGCTGTGGAAACAAAGGCAACTTCAATGATGTGTTCAAGAAGTGGCTTCCGAAAGAAGGTGCAAGTGATGTTGAAAAAGCTAAAGAAAAATGTCTCTAATATCGCAGAAGGCGGTATAGCCGTTCTTCTTGTATTAGCAATAGTTGTAATCGCATTTGGTCTCAGCTGGATTATTACTTGCGGAATTATTAAACTCATTACACTATGTTTTGGGTGGACATTCAGTTGGGGTATTGCTACCGGCATTTGGTTTGTGATGATGTTGCTTAAAAAAGTTTTTAATGTAACAGTTACTAACCACAATCACAACCATAATACGAGGTGGTAAGATGTTGTATCTAAGTGAAGAAGCAATGGATTACGCTATGGCTATGTGCAAGCGTAATCGCGGATACCGTGTAGTAATTGTTACTTCCAGTGAGCAACAGAAAGAATCTATTCTTCATTATATAGGGGGTTCTCGTGATTGGAACCCCCAAAGAAGAATGATTCACTACTACCATCCTCAATTTGCTGAATTAGATAATGGAAGTGTTATTGATATAGTAAGTGCTTCGGAAAACGCAAGAGGAAGGCGAGCACATTTAGTGATTGCAGATGATGAAGTTTCTGACGAACTTATAAATTCAGTTTTTAGACCAATGGAAATTTTAGAGCAGGTCGAAAGAAGACAAAGACAATATCGGTATGAAGAATTTGATATAAACAGATTGTGGGAGGGGCACGCCAACACGAGATGGACTATCACAATTCCGTCCACTGACGAAGAAGAAGCTGAAGCAGAAGACGAAACAGAGTCAATTGTTTCTGAAGACGAGCTGATGAAAGTTCTTGGTCTTGGATAATCATACGGATTGGAAATAACGAATCATACGGATTAGGAATATGAAACCAGAGTTTTATGAGGGAAATTTAAAAAATATTGAATGAGGTGATTGAATGATTTATACAAGTTATTTTGCAAAGCTAAAAACTTTGCCAGACAACATCATCCCAATTTCAATTTGCGGCAAAGCACCAGATTGGTATAAAGGATTGCAATATAAAAAGCTGGCTCCTAAGTACGACTTTTTTATGGAGTGGAAGAAGAATCATGACAATGATTATTACATTAAATGTTTTAATGAGCAAGTATTGGAAGGGCTTAGTATTGTAAGGGTTAATAATGATTTACAACTTTTAATCCCTTATGATATTCGGTGTAAAATGCAACACAATGTTGCCTATAGTCCTGACTGGCATATTGCATTAATTTGTTATGAGAAACCGACAGATTTTTGCCATAGACACTTGGTTGCTGAATGGTTTAATATGAATCAAATTCCTTGTGAGGAATGGAAATAAAGATATTTTTATAAGGAGACTCATTATGGAAAAAATTTATATTTATGAAAATGATACAATGGCACTATTTAAGGTTAGAGAAGAAATTGCCAAAGAGGATGGGCATTTTTCGACTTTATCATATTGTCCTGACGGTGATATTAAAATCGTAGAGACAAAAGAGGATAGTGTTGTAGTCGAATACTTTTACAAGCAACCAAAGGTTGAAGAACATTTATACATATATAACTGTGAAAAGGTTGTGCTTAAAACACCACCGAAGTTTATTCCTTATAATTGCAGAGAGGGATATAAAGAAGATGTGTGTATTGACAAATGTCTCAAAGAAGAGATTGAATTTTTGTGGAGCAATAACATTGTAACCAAAGGTTGTTGTTGTGGGCACGGAAGGAATCTTGGCTTCATTCAAGTATCTGACGGATGTATTGACAAGATGATTTCTATGGGATACCAAAACTATATATATGAAGATAAATATGGTGGTGTTGAAAGAAGAGATGCTTTCATCCCTAAGAGCAACCACCATTATTATGACGGATATAGTGATGGTCATTTAGGTTAATATAATTAGGGGGTAACATATGTTCTTTATAACTTGTTTTAATAAGGTAGCCAAAGATGATTTGGGTTGGCTTGATATGGGCAGTTCAAGAACTTTTGGATATTACGATAACTTCAAAGATGCCGATGAAGCTCTTAAAGAAAACTGCTGTGATATGCACGAAACAATTTATCACTATGCAGTAGTTGAAGAAATAGAAGCTGGAATTCACGGATTAGCATTAAGACGATGGTTCTATAAGTATGACAAAGAACAGTGTGGCTTTTATTCGATTGATGAGCCGGCAGAATTTGAAGGATATATTAACATTGCACTTGGATAAAGGGGCGAGATTATGTTTTTTAAAAAACCATTACCTCCTAAGACTGGCTCTAAAGTAGAACCACCACAAAGAGGTTTTAGAGCACAGATAGGTATATATGAAGATGCTGCTCAAACTGATGTACATATGCTTTTCAGGGTGATTGAAAAAGAAACAAACAAGGTTTTTCTTGTTTATAGTGTAAGAAATGATAGTGCTGGGTATCCACACTTTCTTATATATAATGATGGACAATGGATATGGAAAAGTGCCAAGTATTTCCTTCCGTCAAGAGAATACAGATTGGATAAAATACCTGAACCACCAAAGGCTCCACCAATAAGAAATGTATATGAGGGTTTGTTTTTACAAAACAGAGGTAAGAGCAAAGTAACAGGAGTGAGAATGTAATGAAGATAACAACTAATTCAAACAAAGAACTTGTATCAGAGATACGAGCTAAACTAAAAGCTAATGATAACTACTGCCCGTGTAGAGTTTCTAAAACTCCAGATAACAAATGTATGTGCAAAGAGTTTAGAGACCAGATAGCACGAGGCGAACTTGGTGAATGTCATTGCGGTTTGTATGTTGTAACGGAGGTCGAATAATATGTTGGTAATAAATTTATTCGGTGCTCCCGGCTCTGGTAAATCTACTGGAGCCGCATACATATTTTCCAAACTAAAGATGTATGGTATAAACGCAGAGCTCGTAACAGAGTTTGCCAAAGACAAAGTTTGGGAAGAAAGCAAAGAGGTTTTTAATAACCAAGCATACATATTTGGAAAACAGTACTTTAGAATAAGTAGACTTAACGATAAAGTTGAAGTTGTAATTACAGACAGCCCATTACTACTGTCAAGTTTTTATAATAAGTCAGAAGTACTTGGGGATAATTTTAACAATATGGTTAAAGATGTTTTTAATGCATTCAACTCAATGAATGTCTTAATCAAAAGAACAAAACCATACAACCCCGCAGGAAGATTTCAAAGCGAAGACGAAAGCGATGAGTTGTCCGAAAAGATGAAATCGTTTTTGAAATCGTATGATGTTGAATACAAAACATACAACGGAGATTTACAAGGTTATGACAAGCTTGTAAATGAGATATTAAAGACACTATATAAGGAGACTGATAATAATGATTAAGAGTGTAAACGGAATACCGGTTATTGATATAAAGAAGTTAAACGACAAGGCTATTGTACCAACAAGAGGACACGAGGGCGATGCTGGTTTTGATTTGTATGCTTGTCTTGACGAGCCTATCACAATCAAAGCCGGGGAAACTGTTAAGGTTTCTACTGGACTTGCTATTGCAATTCCTGAAGGTTACTTCGGTGCAGTATTTGCAAGAAGCGGATTGGCAACAAAGCAAGGATTAAGACCTGCCAACTGTGTTGGTGTATGTGATGCACCATACAGAGGCGAATACATTGTTGCGCTACATAATGACAGCAATGAAGACAGAGTTGTTAATCCTGAAGACAGAATTGCTCAATTGATTATTATGCCGTTCCTCACAGCACAGTTTAATCTGGTTGATGATTTAACTGAAACAGAAAGAGGAGCTGGCGGATTTGGAAGCACAGGTAATTAAAACAAATGCTTGACATAAATAAGGTTCCTGTGGTAACATTTAATAGTGAGCTACAGGAACTGTCAACCAAAAATTAAGGAGGCAGGACTTGTGAAGAAGAGATTTTATATGGCAGTTGACATTGCTGATATGTTAAGCGTGTCAAGAACAACTGCTTATAGAATAATACATAGATTAAACGATGAGCTCGAAGCAGACGGATATATAACCGTTGCAGGAAGAGTTCCAAAGACATTCTTCGATAAGAGATTTTATTCTGAAGAAATATACGAATGTCACGAGAACGGAACACAGGTTTTATTACAGAGTGTGCCGTACTAAAAGCGTACTAATAAATTTGAAAGTCCAAATTTTTCTCGGTAAATGATGGGACATTTGAGATATTTGGAACTAAAAACCCACGAAAAAGACTACTGATTAAAGATTAAAAACAGAGTGGGAATAAGAAATAATCCCCGTAGAAACCGCTTAAATACGGGCTTCCCGGGGATTTGAGAGAGTCGTGAGTACTAAAAGCGTACTAATAACGAGCTCCCTTAAGCTATCTCACTGAG